AAAGGCGGGACGTCGCCTATTAGTTGGCGGGCTGTAACAATAATTTCAGCGCCAGCGCCTTTAATACGTTTAGTTACTTCCCGTCTATAAACTTTGTCGAATTTGTTTAATTCGGCCAATGTTTCTTTTACGTTGGCGATTTCTAAAGTAAACGGACTAGACATAAGTTTTATTCTGTTTGTTTAAAATTTCTACGACGGTATACAAATCGTTTATACCAAACTCGATATGGCTAGGCCAGTAATGGCAAGTTACTAACACTTCAGCCATAAGATAACTTACTGTGCCTGGTCTGCTTTTAAATCAGCGGCCTGTTCAATTACTTCAATATTTACAAGGCTGTTAATAAACGCGTCTAGCGAACTGGGTACGGTTATTCCGTTTAGGCGGCTAGCTTCGTAGCACATATACGCTAAGTCTTCTACGCCTATGCCGTTAGCTATGTCTGAAGCTTTGCGCCTATATTTTCTTTCCCATAAAACTATGGTCATTAAGTTAGTTTGCACTTCGTAATTGTTGCCGTCTTTAAATACGGCTTTTAGTGTTAATTGCATATTTGCCTTTCGTAGGGCAGCGCCTTATTAGCGTTGCTTGTTTTTTTAATTCTCAGCGGCCAAAGCCGCGCCATTATGAAGTGGCTTTAGTTAGTGTGCCGCCAGTAAACGTAAGCGTAATGGTCGACAGTTCGCCAAGACTTGCGTTAATTGGCGTGTGGCTTTCCAAGTATGCGCCAGTAAGCGTATATTTTGGCGCAGTAGCGCTAGGCGTTGCAAGACCCGCAGCCGTTGGCGAAACTTCAATAGTTGTCTGAATACCAACCAAACTATAAATGGTCGCTTCGGTTTCTGACGCTGCATAGCTTTGATAAAGCGTTACTTCGAAACTGTTGTTTTGCAGCGAAGTTACAGCAGAACCGCCAAACTTGCGGGCCGTGTCGCCAAACGCTGTAGTTTCAAGTTGTTCGTAGTTGTATGTCAATACTGCGCTAGTCGCCTGGTCTGTTAGGTCGACTGAGTTAATGGTAAGCGCTGGGTTTGAAAGATAAACGGTAGTTGCCATATTTGGTTAGTCCTTGTCTGTATCTGTATCTTTAGTTTTACCAGATTTTTTAGCGCTTTGCGTGGATAGGTGGCCGCCTTCTACAAGCGCTTCGACGTCTACGCCTTCTAAATCTTTGTCAGTAACAGTATCGCCGCGTTTAAAACCTGCGAACCTGTCCGAAGTAACCATATAGCTAGTCATTTGTTTATCCTTACGCTGTCTGGGCTTGCATTGTTATAGTCAAATCATACGCAGGGTAAGCCACGCCGCCTACTAAAGCTTCTGTAGGCCTACCGTCCGTAACGCCTACATTAGCACCCAGCACCAGCGAAGCAAGGTTAAGTAAGCTGCGCTGCGCGTCCAGGTTGCCTGGCCCTAAAGTTATTACCCGTACTGGAAACGACATTTTTACAATGTTGGCGTTAAATGCTTCGAAGCTTGGCGCGTCAATGAAAGCGCAAGGCGGGACAAGGTTTCGCGGGTCGTTCACTACCTGTAAGCCTGTAACGGCTGTAAGTGTCGTAGTTAAATTTGTTAGCGACGTATTAAACAGGTCGGTAAAGTTTTGGGGCATTATGCAACCGCTGGCCTATCGACGCCTAACAGCTGTTTAATCATTGGCGACAAACCAAAACTATTAGCTGTGCCTAAACCGTCAAACGACGCGAAATCTTGTACGCCGCCCCGTTGACGATACAACGCGCCACCATACATAATCGTGCCTAAACTAACTGCCCCATTTGGCACGGTAGTTAAACTTTCGTTTTTGTAGCCTGCTTCGCGCCTTCTGGCGTAACAAAAATTGTTAGCAGCTGCCGCGCATTGTGTTAAAAATGCTGTATCGGCTGCCGTAGCCGTCCCGATACCTAACCAGTCTTCTATTTGACCTGCAGTTATCCAAGTGCAAACAGGCGACGTAGTTAGTGTGCCTGTTGCCGCAACTATGTTTACGTTGTCTGCCGTTTTCGCATATAGAACCTGGTTAGCTATCGGGGTTTCTATGTCGTAGATAAAGAAGCCTTGTTCGTCTACGCCAGTAAAATAATATTCGGGCAACGCAGCGACGGTATAAGTACCGTTAAAAGTTGCGTCGACGTCAGCGATAGTTACGCTTTGCCCTACTTCTAACGGGTCAGCGTTAGTTACAAGTACGACTACTGCGTAATTATCGGTTAAATATTTTTGTTTGACCGAATAGACGGCCATAGCTGGCCTTCTTTCTAGTCGTTAAACGAACTTAACGAACTTGGTATCGTCTGCCATAAACGCGGCTGCGTAACCCCTGAAGGCAATAGTGCGGCCAAGTGTGGCTGGTACGTCTACAGAAATTGCGCCTTTTTGCTGTTCGTAAAACTCGAAGCCTGCGGCTGGGCCTGCTGCGTGGCCCATAAATGAACCTGGCGCGTTTTTGTCTACGACAAGTACAAGGCCTAGCGGGTTACCGTTCCAGCTTGTAGCAGCTGAATTACCTGCAGCATTTTGACCCATAAGATTAGGCGCACCTACAAACGGGAATACTGGTCGGTTTTGGTCGTCTACTGACGAAGCAAGCGCAGCCCAGCTACCAGGCGTTACAAACATATGCGTAGGTAGGTAGTTTGTGTTTAACGAAATTTGCCTTGCGCCTTCGTAAATTGCAGCTACCCAATCAGCGCCTACGGCTGTATCTGTAACCGTTGAAGTTTGCGAAATTGCAGCGTGGCAAGTATCGACAGCGTAATTATCTGTTGCCTGACCGTAAGCGATAGCTAACTGGTTCAAAATAATGTCAATGCTTGCTGGGTCTGACCAGTCCAAATCCTGTTCGCTGACGGTCACGTATGTACCGAAACTTAGTTTGGAAATATCCGTGTTGGACACTTGGACAGTTGAAGCATTAAGCGTGTCAAATTGTGCGCTTTGTTGTGCGACTGTCGGACGTGTTGTAATTTTTGGGCGGCGAAATGTTGCGCCCGCTGTCGGCATAGCACGAGTACCAATAGCGCTAACGAATGGTCTGATTGGGTTAAGCCCGTCATAAACGCTGCCCACAATAATTTCGGGCAAAATGCCTGGCGTCGATTCAGTATTTATGTATGGTGCGACGCCTGGCGCAGCTTCGATACGTGCCGCGTTAATGTTTGCGTTAAGTTGTGCGAAATCTGAACCGCCGCGCACATACGCTGCGATATATTCCGAAGTCGAAGGCAAACGAAGTTTTTTTGGTTGCGCGTAAACAGTGTGTACGGCTGCAGCTTCGATTACTTGCGGGGTTTCTACTGGTTCGTTCATTTTTGTTACCTCTTGTTCTGGGTCTTGTTTACTATTTAACTCTACTTCTGGTTCTGTTTGGTGGATACTCGCAGCCACCCGTTCAACTTTAGCGGCTTCAAAAGCGCCATAAGGCAAAAGGCTTAACTCTTGCCAATCGGCCTTCGTAATAATCATTGTGCCAGCTTCGTCAAAACTGTATTCGACTGGCAAAATACCTACCGAAACGCTATCTAAAACGCCGTCTTTTGCTAGTTGTAATGCTTCGTCGCCTGCGCGGGTTTCGCTTATGCGGGCTTCAAATAACACGGTATCGCCTACCTGTTCGCGGCTTTCCACAATGCCTATAGGCATAGAACTATCGTGGTAAAGATACATTTTTGGTTTCTTGCCTTCTAACGGCAAAGCACCATTAGCAAACTTCACTTTTTGACCGTCTGAAACTAGGGCTTCAACGTCGTACTGAACCGCTACGCCCGCTAACGTTCGTCGGGGCATTTTCTCGCCAGCGGGCGCAGCGTCTAAATTTAAATCTTGCGGCACTAATCTAATCATCTATTTCTACCGTTTCTACTTCTTCGGCTTCTTCTGGTTTCATTTTTTCTTGCTGTTCTAAATAGCTTTCAATGTCGAAGCGTACTACCGTTCCGCGTGGCAGTACGTTATTTGCGCTTAACGTTTCTTGTATGCAGTCAATATAAGGTTTGACGCCAAACGTATATAAATCGCGTGAAGCTTCAGCGCTACTAACGTAACTGTAATTTCCTATGCTGACGGAAACAAGGTAGGCGGGGACGTTTGCGATACGTGCTATTTCTTTTGCTTGGTATTCTGCAGCGTCAATTAAAAGCATTTTGTCGGGCGTTGCCATATTTGGTATTACTTCTACAAATTCGTTTACTGCGCTTGTAGCTGAAGCGAAACGGGCTTCGTCGTATGCTTGCGCTAAATCGCGTAATTCTTGTGCGGACATTGGTTCGCCTGCAGTTTGACGAAGTGTTACGGCTGGTTGCAAACTTGAAGCGTTACGGTTACGGGCCTGTTCAAGTTTTAGCGCTGTATCGACTGAAGTAGCGCCAGTATAAATTAGGCCTTGTATCGGGCTTAAAAATTGTATTAAGTCTTCGTAGCGAATTGGTAGGCCTTGAAATAGAACCTGTTTAGACGGGCCGAACCAAACGCCGTTGGTTGCTGCTTGGTCTTGTGTTGTAACTATTGCTGCGGGTAGTCGAGTAAACGAACTTGGATAGCCCGAACTATCGCGTTCGGTAACATACCAAAAAGCCCGACCATAAAACAGTAGGTCGTCCAGTGTAAAACTGAGAATAAAATTATTTGTTACGCCTTTATCTATTCTTGCTAACCAGCTGCGCGGCGCTTCGGGTACTAATTCCATTTCTTCGCCGTTCCACATTTCTTTATACATTTTCAACGGCAAGCAACCAATAACAGAAGCCATAAGGTCTCGAGACCTTGAAATAGTCGGTACCTGCATAAATTTTTGTCTTAATACGCCGTCTGAATACGCATAGAAGTTACCGATTTGTGAAGCACCAGCATTACTACCAGTTCGATTAGACGCAGCACCAGCGGCAGCTTCGCCTATTTTTGCTGGTTCAGCTTTGCGGGTAAATAATGCCATTGGTTTAGTATGCCACACTTTATAAAAGTTTTGGTGGTAGGTAGCCGCCGCAGTTACCCTACGAGAAAGTTAAGAAACTCGACGGCTACCCGCGTTACACATTAGCCGAAACACAAACTAAATCGCGTTACGGGTACTAACAATTAACGGCTTACCTATCGTGGCTGGTTTGCTGACCATAGCAACCGCAAACACTAAACAGCGGGCTAACTCGATAGGGCCTGGACTACGCAAACTAGACAAAGTAATAGCGCCTTGATTTTTGACTGCTACGGCCCGTTCTACGTGCTGGGCTAAAAGTGCGCTGCCGTCGTGCCGTATTTTGCCTTCTAAAATCGCTGCCCTAGCGCCTACCGTCCAACGCTGTAATTCTCGATTACCGACAATAGAAGCGCGGCGTTCAAATTTTGTAGGTAAAGACATTTCAAAAGCTGGCGTAATAAGTAGCCGCGTCGTTTGGTCTTGGCAAGCGTTTTCTACAGCCTGCCAACACTCAGCCAAAGTATCTTTAATAAATTCGACGGCTAACTGTATTTGGCCTTTATTGTTTAGCGCAGCCCTAACGCCTACATAGCGGGCTTCGTCTTGGCTTTGTTCTATAGCTAAAACGCCGCCTTTGGGCATTGGGTCAGCTGTTACCAGTTTGTCAAAAACGCCAGGCTGTAGCCAGCCGTTAGCGCTGGCCGTCCACAAATTTACGCTGCTACGTAGAAAAGCGTTACGGTTCGGCTGTTCAGCTTCTGAAGCGATTACGTCTAGCGTTAACGTGCTGCCTATAGCGGGGTTTGCTTTTATCCACGCTTCGGGCGTCATTGGGTCGATATCGCTACTAGGTGAATACTCAGCGAAATATAGCGACGTAACCTTTTTTTCGTCTATTGCCCGTAAACCCTGTTCGCGCCATTTCTGCATTTCTTTGCTGCTTTCGTCGCCACTTGTACTGGTCATAAATAGCAACGGTGATCGGCGGGTTCGCATAGTAGGCAAGAGACCTATCGAGACTGCTTCCGGTGTGACTGCCCACAATTCGTCAATGCACACCAAGTCAGCCGT